GATCAAACCTGGAAGGAAGCTATGGAGCTGATCGACCAGGCCATCCAGGTAGTTGCTACCAAGCAGTACATCAACTTCTATGAACGTGACGAATCAGGCCAGTTCCGCCAGATCGTCCTTAACTTCCCATCTCTGTAAGAAACAGTGGCAAAGTAATGCATCTCAATTTGATAAAAGTACAGGAGAATGAATAATGGCATATATGAATACCAAAACTACAGAGGTTGTAGAGACAATGAGTATCTTCAATGATGAACGCAACTACCGCACGGATGAGATAGCCGATATCCTCCGGGTTGACCGCTCCAGCGTATATCGCTGGATACGGGATATAGAGAACCCTCTGCCTGCTTTCCGTACTAAAGAGAATGGTCAACTGCGCTGCAAGGGCAAAGACCTTAACGCTTACTTAGATAAATACAAGGTTCGCCCTGAGTATGAGTAATAGCCGTGAGTTCCGCATCAAGCGGGACAACTGCAAAGAAGCCTATCTGAACGGCAAGACCGATCCCACTGAGCTGGCGGTGATCTTCGGAGTCTCCGACATCACCGTCCGTAAGTGGGTCAAGAGCGGCAAGTGGGACGAGCTCTTCAAAGAAGAGAACCAACTCGACCACGAGATCGCTATCGCCCGCAAGAAGGCACTCATTCAAGCGCTCCGGGAATATGCTAAGAATCCTGCCGACACAGCCATCCAAAGTCTGGTGAGCATGATGAAGCAGGATCAGAAGGATCGGCAGCCATCCAAAGAACTGAACGACTACATCGTCAAGTTCCTGGATCAGGTGACTGATTTTATGATCGAGAAAGGGCATGAGACCTTGCTTAAGCAGTTCCAAAGCATTCTGCACGATTTGGCAGATTACCTGAGAGTGAGAAATGGTTAGCCTTCCTGCATCCTATATAAGGCCTCCCCAGCCTAAGCCTACAGATCAACCTCCCTACCCTGCATACCCTCCAAGCCAACAGCCCGACAAGGTCGTTCCTCCGACCTCCGGGTCCCCGACGCCCGCCCCCCTGGGCGTCGGGGGGTTATCCGGTTATGCCTAAGAAGTTCATTCAGCGGCATAACAAAGCACTGGCGGAGATCGCATCCAAGACGATCTCCGTCTTGCCTTTTATAGACGATAATCCCGAAGCCAAGTCCGAGAGGATAAGACGAACTACCGGAACAGGTTGGGATGCCTTCTCGTTCTTCTGTCATACCTATTTCCCGCATATCTTCCCACTACCTTTTTGCCCAGCACATGAGACCATGTTCGATGAAACTGATAAGGGCTCAGGCATCATCGGAATCACAGGTTTTCGTGGGCTGGGCAAAACGGTACTCATGGGAGTGGTCTATCCGATCTGGAGGATCATCAAAGGTGAACGCTACGTGATCCATACTGCCGCAGACGTAGATCTGGCACAGGAACGCACCGCCTTCACCTTACATGAACTGCAGAACAATAAGCGGCTCACAATGGACTATCCGGAGCTGCAACCAGTGGATGCCTTTGATCTCGACTTCTATCTCAAGAATAAAGCCAGGATCAGAGCTAGGAGCATCAAGCAGTCTCATAGGGGAACCATCAATCCCAAGACTGCCAAACGGCCTGGACTGATCGTCTGTGATGATATCGATAAAGAAGAGAACATGGGTAACCAGTCCATCGGTAAGAGACGCATGGAGAAGATCTCACAGGAGCTTGCCGGAGCATTATCTCCGGAAGGTAATGGTAAGATTGTCTGGCTTGGTAACCTGGTACATCCCAACTATGCTATCTGCCAGTTTCAAGAGCTCATATTAGGCGAAATGTTGGCAGATAATCCCGATCTGGACACAAGATACCAATCGATACTGAAAACGCACCAGAAAGCGATCCTGCGCTTCTCTCTCGAAGATATGCATGGCAAGTCCATTTGGGAGGAGCAGTACCCTACTGCCACTCTGCCCAACCTACGAGCCAAGTTCGGCATGACCGGGTATCAAAGGGAGATGCTTGGACAGCCAGTTATTGAAGGGAACATCTTCAAGAACCACTGGTTCACTAAATATAGAACCCTTCCTGAGCCATCCCAGATGAAGCGGGTCTGGCTTTATGCCGATCCTGCCTGGGGAGAGAAGGGCTGTTACAAAGCTGTTATCTCCATTGGCTATGATGGTAACAGGTTCTATGTGATCCATGTCTGGATACGTCAGACTGAGAACACCAAGTTCTTTAGGTACTACTATGATGCCTATCAGGAGCTTGATAGAACCTATAGAGTAAAAGCCAGAGCAGCTTGTGAGACCACCTACGGACAAGGCAGAATACTGGCAGACTTTGATCGGTGGGCATATGACAATCATCTGCCACCCATCAGTCACAGAATCAAGCGCATCGATAATAAGGATAACAAGAACCTCCGCATCGAGAGAACCGAGACCATCATCGAGACGGCGAAAGTGCTCTTTCCGGAGGGGCAGGATACACCAACCCTTATCAGCCAGTTCCTCACCTATCCTGATGGTTATATCGATGGCTGTGATGCTCTGGCTGGCTGTCTGGAACGCTTCTCTGAGTATGACATCGGCAGGAATAGAGTGAAAGTCCGGAGGTTCTCCTTCTAATGAACTACTACGATAAGCTCATGCTTGAGTATTACCGGGTCCTCAATAATGCTTGGAAGACTGAGATCAGAGATGCTACACGCCTTGCCATTCAGATGCTGAGTGATATGCCAAGAGCCGAGAAGATCAACAAGGGCTCAATAGATAAGCTTATGAGCATCATTAATACCCAGTTGGGAGATGACTTCGCAGCACTGGTCAATGAGCCCACCAAAGCGATAATAGACCGCTGTGTGCGGCTCGGACTCAAGGATGTCCAAGTACAAGCCCCCACCAAGACCGGTATAGGGCTCTGGGGTATTGAAGATCAGCATCTCTCATCCACCATACAGAAGCAGCAGTTGTTCTGGATCGGGAACCACTTCGAAGCTGATGTCAGACAGAACTTCGCAGACACCATCTCCAAAGCAATCGAGCAGGGCTATACCAAAGAGATGCTTGCCGATACTCTCAAAGACCAATTCAATGACATCGCCAATCGATCATCCCATTACTGGCAGGGACTGGCAGAGCATACTGCTCTCCGGATACGAGAGTTCGGAAGGCTACAAGGCTACAAAAAAGCCAAAGCCAGATACTATAAGCTCGTGGTGATCTTGGATGACCGAACCAGTGACATCTGCCGGGCTCTGGCAGCTCAAGATAGGGTCTACCCTCTAAACGAAGCCCTGGAAGTGATGGACAATCTCATGGCTCTGGATACTAAGTCCAATAGCCTGGATGATGCCAGAGACTACATCAAAGCACTCGCACCTTGGATCAAAGATGATCAGATCGAGTACAACTCAGAGATGAACCCAGTAGGAGTCTCCGGAGCACACACTCCATTTCCGCCGTTTCATTGGAAGTGCAGGACAACCACTCAAATTTTGTAATGCGTTGCGATGCAATTCATTGTAATTGCATCTATACTTACTTATTGACAATAAGGAACCCTCTCCGATCGTGACCTTTTCCAGTTTTTACACCAATTATCCAAAAAGGAGAAGAAAAGGTCATGGTAACAAGCTTCAAAATCAAGAACGATGAATTGTTCCGTTTACTCAATGCAGACATTCCAGCATTTCCTAAGTATACCACACAATTGATGAATCTTGCTAATCAAAACGCAAAAGGGACAAGGCCGGCTGTTGTTGGGAAAATGAGCGATCTTATCCAAGAGTTTCCTGGAAAAGATCTTAGCGGGTGGGAAGAATGGTATCTACAATCCCATCCTACAGCAATTTTGGACGCTACTAATCGTGTGTACGGCATGATCGAGCAGTTTAGAGCTGCAATCGACAAAATCACGAAAGATATGGTTAGAGATTGGGTTAAAGATCTTGTGATCACGAAGACATTTGCAGGCCTGAAGGTTCAAGAAGCTATTCTAAAACATATAGCGGAGATGGAGTTTACCACCTACAGAACGGCAACAGCACAGGAAGAGTCCCAAAATATCGATGGTATGATAGGTAGTAGATTCGTGAGTATAAAGCCAACAACTTGGTCTGGAATGCTCACATCGCCTATTGATATCAAGATTGATATGATTTACTACGAAAAGACGAAAGACGGGCTTAAGATTACCTATGACTGGTAAACATTGGTGCTAATGGGATAATCGATATGAAAACAGAAGAGATAGTATTGTCCATCGAGCAAGAACAATCACTTTCACCGAGTCCTAAGTTTCCTACGTACACAGCTTCTTTCATTAACAATACTAACCAGGTTTCACAAGCTACGCGGCCGAAACATGTGGGTCAACTCTCTGAATTATTTAGAAAAGATGAGTTTAAGAGCGTTGATAAATGGAAGAAATGGTATGAGTCCATAATCCTGAGAAGATTGATAAAGCAGTTACAAAAATCTTAGGCCAAATAGAAAAACAGATGCTTGCTTACAGCCAGATTACCCCTGAATTGGTTAGGTCATGGGTAGAAGACCTCGTTATAACCAAGACCTACAATGGTTTAAGAATCCAAGATTGGATTTGTAGTGATATTGCGAACAAATATGATAAACATTATAGGATTTCAACTGCCGAAGAGGAATCAAGGAACATTGATGCGTACATAGCAGAGGTTCCACTTACTATAATACCGCTTTCATACAAAAGCAAACAGAATACAAAAGTAGTTATAGAGCATGCTGTAGTTATATTGTACAGTTATAAGAAGGGCATCATTTCGTATTCATATAATGAAAAAGAATTTGAGGAGAATTTATGTCACTCACAGGCGGAGAGTTAAATCTGTTAAACGGGAACCAAGGAATATCAGCTCCTTTTAGATCAGTACCTGTCATGAAGCTGATCAGGGAGCATAAGCCAAGGACAAAGAATGAGCTTGTCGAACTCATTGAATATCATTACAAAAACAAGTGTAGTTGTGGCATCGTTAGCCAAGGCACTGTGGAAGACTTTGGACGGAATCTTTATGAGTCGCAGATCAGGCAGTGGGGCAAATACAAGTACTCGCTCGAGGAATGTAAAAGGTGGGAATACGATCTGTTTATTACCCAGTCTCTGAAAGGGAATCTCATTGAAGATAAAGCAAAGAAAATCATCAGCATACAATTACCCTCACTCGAAGTGATTGATGCCTCTGCAGAGCTTGATTCCGAGTATCGCATTGATCTCGTAATAAAGAAGATGGGGATAGAAGTTTGTGGCATCCAGATCAAACCCCACACCTTTTATTACATGAGACAGAATGTAGTTACATTCAACTATGTAGCTAACACATCCTGGGGTAAACCAGTCTACTACTTGATTTACAATGAGAGAGAGGAGTTTACAAACTTACCGGAGATTGTCGCTAAAATACAAGATATTGTTGGTTAACATCAGGGTCAGTATAAGCAACTAAGTATTCATTGTTTGGTTCACGTTGAATATCGGATATACCGTATAGTTTGAGGTCTGTTTCCTGGTTCGTAATCACTGGGAAGCTGTAATTAGCATTAATGTGTTTTGGCTGTTTGCCCTTATTTATATAATCCTCTACGAACTTCTTGTGATTTTTAAGGCGATTATAGATTATGTTGTTAGCTTCAGATATGAAAGTGTTATTTACCCTTGAATCCAAGACATCCAAGAACGATGAATCAATATCGTAGCCAACGCTGTTCCTCCCATTCATCATGGCAGCAAGTGTTGTCGTTCCGGTGCCGAGGAAAGGATCAAGAACTGTGTCACCTCGTAGAGAATACATGTTTATCAATCTATGTGGTAGCTCAATTGGATAGGCTCCGCTACGTTCTCTGCTCGCACTACCGTTAAGCCCTTGATTGGTACCCTTGAAATCCCAAACATCTGAAAACCATGTGTTTCTCTCTTCCCAGAAGAATGCGCTTTCTTTTCTCAGTTTTTTATCTTTCTCAGTTTTGAACTGTCTTTTCCCGGCTTTTCTGAAAATCAAGATATACTCATGCTCCAGAGTTACATAAGCTCCTCCAGGGAGCATACCAGACCCCATGAACTTGTTAGGAGCATTTGTTTGCTTCCGCCAGATGATATTCGGAAGATTATGAAAACCAATAGACAGGCAATCCTGTAAAATCCTTGAGTGATTCGAGAACAATCTAAAGGTTCCATTTATAGTTCGAGTGGCATCACCGATATTTACACACAGGAAACCACCCGGGCTCAAAACCCTGAAACTTTCTGTCCAAACATCAGATAGAATCTTATGCATCTCATTGAAAGTATGATCAATTCTGGATTCGTCTTCAACATCGATTCTAACTCGTTGGGTACTAAAACTATCATCCCACATATCGATCATGGGATATGGAGGTGATGTAACCACCAATGCAACAGATTCATTTTGTATCTCTTGCATCATGGTAGCCGAAGCATTATAGAGTTTGTGTTCAGTCCTCATGATATTCCTTATCAGTAGTTTTCTTCAATAAACCAACATTATCTGGCTGGCAAATCAATCAAGGAGTTTCTCATCTTGCCCTTTCATATAGCCGAGATAAGATTTGCACTGCGACAGTTTCGAACACCATTCTGATTGTTTAGATTTTAAGATTGGGATTCAGATATATCCCAAAACCTATTGAAGAAAGCCATAAACTTCTCGATTACCGTCTCACGCTTGAGAGTTCTTTCCCCGGTCTTGGAAAATCTTGTTACCGCAGGCAAAACCGCTGATAGAGCAGTCCCTGTGGTTTGCACATAGCCATCTCGGAAAGCATTGTTAATATACTTG